TCGTAGATTAATGTTTGTAAGTTAATTAAGATTTGGTCTGTTGGAGTATTGTCTATTCCAAGTCTTGTTGCTGTTTCTGAAAACAGTAATTCTTTTAAACTAACTTGCCTATCCATTTGCCTTCTTTGTTAAGTACCATTGGCATTAATCTTGGAGTAGAATCTACAATCATTCCACAACCCATTAAAAATTTAGTTTTAAAATTCTTTGAATAAGTAAATGCCATATTTGTTTGTTGTATTAAACAACCTACTTGCATAGCAAAAAATAGTGCATCAGGATTAGCCCAGTATTCAATCTTGAACTTAGAATGGAAATGACCCTGAACGCAACTCATTCCATTAATTTGAGATACTTTAGTTACATCAGCAGATATTCCATGAGTAAAGAAACATCTTTGTTTATTTGGAAGTGTAAGAGTTAAATTGTCTTGCCAGTTCCATTTTTTAACATTTAAGAACTCGTTATATTCTTTTAGATAACCTTTAGGTATTCCTGATTTAATTGCTCTACGATAAACTAAGCTAGAATGATTTGAGTCTAGCAAAGTCATTACTGGAAATATTGATTCTAATTCTTTTATAAAATCTTTTGCTCTAGCAAGTTCATGTCCAGCAGAAGCTAAATCTGGGTTATGGTCATGGAAGCTAAGTGCGTGGCAATCAATCTCATCACCTATGTTTATAATTGTATCTGGCTTATATTGTTTTTTAATTTCTTTTAGGAACTCAAAGCTATCTTCTCTATGATATGGAATATGCAAATCAGATATGACTAAGATTCTTTTATTCATAAACTAACTACTAGTTGTATTCGTATTAATTGGCAATACTTACTTAGCAAGAAATATTGTAATCAAAGCTAAAGATAAACTTCCAGTAGCAACCAATATAGACCAGTAAAGGTTCTCTACCTTTTTCTCTAGTTTATAAACAGATACAGATAGTACCTTAACTGAATTTTTAACTCCTGTGATATGCCCCTTTAAACTTATTAGTTCTTCTGATTGTGTTCTTGCCATAGTCATTTTCGCATTTGCAAGACTTTAGCAAGACACAACTGCCATTAGCTAATCTGTAAATGCACATTAAATTTTTGTGCATTAATATCAAACTATTGTGTTTTAATAAAGTTATTTTTTGTAAATGTTTTGAACTAAGTCAAAATAATTCTTCCAGTATGATTTTGCATCTTCAAAAGCATCTGCGTAGAATTTAGACCAGTAGTTCTTAATGTCGGAATAGTTCAACATTGAGTTCTCCTTTGAGTAAAAGTTATTTTCTTCAGTCGTATATATCATTGACGATATATAATTGTGCAACGCACAAATTTCAAGACTATTTGATGTTTAAATGTTCTTTAACTGATTCAATAATGTATTTGGCAATCTCCCACTTCCATTCTGCGTATAAGCCAAGCACTAATCCTAATAAAAAGTAAATCATAATATAAGTTCTGTTAAACTTTTGTTATTACCAACTGTTCCTTTAATAAATACATTAAAAGCTAAACTAATTCTAGTGTTATCTCCTTGCTTAGTTTCTACCATGTGAGTTAAAGATGATGGGAATAGTATCACATCTCCAGTCTTAACTGAGAACCACCAAGTTTCAGAATTATATAAATTCCAATCTTTTATTTCTGGTTTAATAACTGAATAAATATCTTTTTTATAAAATTTAATCTTGTCAAATTCTTCATCACAATTAATATAAAACACTCCTGATACTAAAGAGTTAGGGTGTTCGTGTTTATGATGATATTGATTTGTTTCAGTATAATTTAACCAAGATTGTGTAATATAGGGTGTAATTGCATCTGTTGGAGATATAACTTTTTGAAAGTAATCTTTAACTCTCAAATCTAAATCTTCTTTTAAATCTTTAAATGCTTTATGATTTAGAATGTAGTTATCATTAGATGTTGTGTTACCCTCGTTTTTATAAACATCTAATTTAGTCTTATCAATAAATAATAATTCTTTATTTGTAAGTTCTCTATCTAATTTAGATATATAAATTGGTGTTGGGAATATCCCATTAATATTTGCTTCCACTTTCCTTCCTTTCGTTTTTTAAAATACTATAATTCTACTAAATCCCAAGTCAATGTTGATTCGTTCCACTTGTACTTATTATCATCTTGTGGATAAGCAACTGGTGCTTCCCATCTACAAGTATCTTCGTTTAATATCCAAGAGTTAAAAGGTTTAGGTGCTATAAAAGCATCTCTTGTTTGATCGTATTGATAACCAATACTTGCATAATTTTTTCTAAAATTATTATTATATGAAGTTTGTTTCCAAACATCTCTTGTATTGTAAAGTTTATTAATAAAATCTATTCCAGCTTGTTCAGTTGTTACAATATCATTAGATATTACGATTACTTGTTCAACTATATTTCCTACTCCTAATTTTGCAAAGTGTGCCATAAATTATCCTGTTATACTTCCTGATGAATTAAATATAATTACTGTTTCACCAGAACCACCTACATTTGTATTAACTGTTGGAGAACCTGTTGTTGTTCCTGAATAACTTGCATCTGGCATACGAAGTATTACAACTCCTGAACCTCCATTTCCTCCAGCTTGTGATGGAGCTCCTCCTTGACCACCTCCACCTCCACCTCCAGTATTTGCTGTTCCATTACCTGCATTAGAAATTCCATCAACACCACCAGTTCCACCACCACCAGTACCAGCAGGGTGTGCTGTTCCTGATCTTGAAGAACCTGAAGCACCACCACCTCTATCAACAGCAGAACCAGTTATAGAAGATGACAAACCATCTCCACCATGTCCCTGACCATCTGTATTACCAGCTTCTCCTGCTCCTCCACCTCCACCTCCATTTAATGGACTAGTTTGACCAGTACCTCCTCCAAATCCTTGATTAGCAGTTCCACTTCCTCCAGTACCTGGCCCTAAATAATTTCCTCCTCCTCCTGAACCACCATTTCCTCCATTAGTTTCACCTCCTGGTCTTGTTCCTCCTCCTCCACCTCCTGAAGATGTAATTGTTGAAATTCCTGTTCCTGAAATTGAACTGTTAGTTCCTGTTACTCCTCTTGCAGGGGAAGATGTAGCTCCATTTCCACCTCCTCCTACTGTAACTGTGTAAACTACTCCAGCAGTAAATGTTAAACTTGTTTCACTACTTCCTCCACCACCAGATGATTCTGTTGAGTATGAATTTCTATAACCTCCTGCACCTCCTCCACCACCATCATCTAAACCCCCACCACCTCCACCAGCGATTACTAAAAAATCTACTGTATAAGGTGCTGGTGAAAAAGCATCTGTTCCTTCATTAATTCCTGATGTTGCTAACCAACCTTGTGTTGAATCTATATAAACTAATAATACACCTTCTCTTTCACCAGTTAATACTAAGTTATTAATTTGACCTTCTATTTTATTTCCATTAGGAGAAACAGTAAGTGCATTAGTGTCAAAAGTTCCTGCATAATCTACTACTGCTACTTGTTGTCCAGCACTTGGTGTTGCAGGTAAAGTTACTGTAAATGCAGATGATGTAGTATTACAAAAATATCCTTCTCCAGCAACAGCAGTAAAACCAGAAGTCTTAACTGAAGATTGCCAAGAAATACCAGCAGAAGGAGTTGTAAAAGATAAACCACCTGAACCATTTGTACTTAACACTTGTCCAGTAGTTCCATCAGTAGCAGGTAAAGTAAAAGTTAAATCAGCACTAACACTAACTGGTGCTTTTAATGCTACATAATTAGTTCCATTAGCTGTTGTTTCTCTAAAACGAATTTCTTTTTGATTGTCTAAAATTAAATTTACTGTTGTTGTATTTGCTGAATCTGAAAGTGTTAAAACTGTTCCTGTTGCAGTAGTAGATAGTCCAGTAATTGATACTGTTGAATCTAACCAATTTACTGTGTTAGCAGAATGGTCAATAGTTGCTAAAGATATATCATCAGCACCATCATAATATTTTAATGTAGGTGTAGTTGGAGAAGTTGTATCTAACCAAAGCTGACCAGCTACTGCACCTGTTGGTCTTGATGTTCCTGAATTTGTTGTTTGAATTGCCGATAATGCGTTATTTAAATCTGTTCTAAATGCAGGGAAACCCTGATTTGCTATATTATAATCGTGTTGTGCCATATTCTATCTAATATCCTTTAGCTAAATAATCAAAAGTTTTAGTAACTCCTGAATTGCCACTATTTTTAAATGCAACATCAAAACCATTAACAGTTTTATTTGAAATTGTAAAGAAATCTCCTGTGTTTAATCCTTGTGCTGTGATTCCAACTGCATAAGCATTTGAATAAAAAGGTAAAGTAAATACAACATTATAAGTTCCTGTCCCTGAAACAATATCATTACCACTAAATATTCTATCTGGCATATCTATACTTACTGACAAAGCACTAATAACTGGAGTAGATGATAAATCAAATGATCTTAATGTTAATCTAAATTTATAATATCTAGCTGTGTAATCTCCAACTACAAAGTTTCTAAATGAAGTATAAGTTATATTGTCATTAGATAAAGCAATCTCAATATGAGCATTACAATTAGCAGGAGTATCGCCATCAAAGTTAGATTGTGCGTCATCAAAATCTCCAGTTCTTAAATCAAATAAGTCATCTAAGTTATCAGATGTTTGTGTAATAGAAGCAGTTACTCTTGAAGTATAAACTGCACCTATATCTATTGGAGTTGAGAATAAATAAGTTCCTTCAGAATATAAGTCATAAGAAGTTACACCAGAATCAAAGAATGAAGTTCCTGAATCAAAGTTTCCTGTTGCACTATCAAATAGTTCTGATGAATCTAATCTTAATGTACCATCAGAAACTATTACGTTAGTTTTAGTTCCTGTAAATGTAGGTGATTCAGTTTGTGTTGCAACAGCATTATAGTTTCCTATTGCTAATACATTTGTTTCAATGATTGTTTCATTAGAAGAAAAGTTACCATTTTTATCTACTGCTTTTATAAGATATGAACCTACTCTTGCTGGAACTGTTACTGAAGTAGCTGGTCTTGCAACCTTTTCAACTAAAGAAACTGAGTTACCCCAAGAAGCACCAGTTGTTAATGTAGAATATCTAATTTGATAATGTGCTAAATCTAAGTCTGCAATTTGTTGCCAAGATAAATGTGCATCTCCACCAATAATGTTACAAGAGAAATCTGTTACATCAGAAGGTGGTGCAATTCCACCAACGATAGTTCTTGATGCAGATGTATAAGTAGATTGTACTCCTAATGTATTAAATGCTTTTACTCTTACATTGTAAGTTAATCCATCTACTACGTTTAGTATTCTGTGATTTAATCCTTTAACTTGACCAGACACAATGTAGTCAGTATCGGTACTTAGTTTGTATTCTACTTGGTAATAGTCCACGAAGTTATCTGTTGATGCACCAATGGTTACATCTAAAGCAGTAATAACAACTCCATCTGAGTATTCAATAAGTTGGTCATCTAAACTAACTGAAGCTGGTGCAGATACAGAAAAAGGATTTGGAAGTACAGTATCAGCTATTGTAGGTGCTTCGCCTTTTTCTTCCCAAGTATAGAAGTTATCTTGATGTTCTTCTAATCCAAGAGTTACTGTTGAATCTGAATTAATAGCTAAAGACATTACTCTAAATGGTTTAGCACTAAATCCTGCTGTGTCGTATGTAGCTGTTACAATATCGCCAATAGATAAATTAAGTGCTTCTGATGTAACTGTTACTTCTGCTTTTAAATTGTTTCTTGATCTTTTTAATATGTTCTCGCAAATTTCTTCTGCTTGATAAGGAGAAGTTACCTGTAACATATCAAAGCTTCTCTCTAATAAAGTATTATTATCCTCAGATAACATAGTTGAGTGTTGATCTGCTGGGTCTAATGCAGAATCATCATAAGGTGGATATGAAACTGTATCTGATTGATAATCTTTTTCTGGGTTTGTAAATGTTCCTATAACTCTATTATATTTTTCAGATTTGCTTTCGCCTTGTAATTTAACTTCGCTTACAACATTATCTTTAGTTAATAGTAATTGTGAACTTCCTGTTCCTTCAATAATAACTTTGTATTTACCTTGTGTGTAATTAAAGATTGCTCTCATTGGTACAAGCAATTCTCTTACATTCTCTAATACCTTTTTTTCACTATCTATAACTGCGTTTGTTTCAAATAAATTTATATCGCTTACTGCACCAGAATAAGGTGTAACTTGTGTATCGCAGGTATTTGCAGAAGTCTTAAATGAATCGTAATTTGTTTCAAAAGCATCATTAGGTAATCCTTTTCCATATCTGCTATTTCTTAGATAGTCTAAAAGAACTAATGATGAGTTCGCAGAATAAGCCCAAGTAGTTGCATCATCTTGTCTATGAGAACCAGAACCACCTTTAGTTGAATCTAATCTTGGGTCATAAATCTTTTTACCTCTAACTGTTACTCTAACTTCTGGTAATCCATTAAAAGCATCTTGATTCCATTTAAACCTTAAAGCAACATAAGCAAGACCAGATAATTTATGATCTGATGTCCAGTTAGTAGTCTCATCAAGTAAAGAAGAAGCTGATTGATTATCTAATCCAAAAAATGATTGAATAGATATTAAAGATTCACCACCTTTATAATAATTAGCATCTCCACTAGATACTCCTCTTATAGTTCCATCAGTTAATGCACCATCAAATGTAACTAGTTTGTCATCAACGTAAACTTCATCTATTGCAGTAATTCCTGCACCACCACCTTCGCATAGAACTCCAGCTACATAAAGATATTGATTATCAGCACCAGAACTTTCAACAAATACTCTAGTTAATCCAACTTGTCTTTTACCATAAACAACAGGAATAGGATTGTTGTTAGAATCTTTATTTACTAATGTTCCTTTTGCTTCGTCTTGTGATGATTGTCTAGGTGCTTTTGGTTTAGGCGATATAATATAACTTATCGCAGTTGTTATAACGAACTGAATGATTGCTGATACTATTGCACCTTTAGCCATTAAACGTGAAACTCCCTTTTAAACTTTTCTGCTTTTCTATAAATATGAAAGTTATTATCTTGCCTTACCCATTTAACAGATTCATTAACTTCAATTTTTTCTTTAAAATAATTTTTAACCCATTTCATAATTTGTAAACAATTACTTTTTGCTAATACATTCATAACCCAAATATTGTCTCCACAATTCCATTCATTGTCTTTTAGCTTTCCAGTTAAAACAAATCTTTGTTCAACATTATCACTTAGATATGCCCAGTTAGTAAATCCAATATCTTGATTGCCTATTCTGTGTATTTGATATTGGTCTAAGTTAATTGATGGTGTAACCATCTTAACTAAAAATTCATAAGATAATTTATCGTACTTAGGAAATTGTCTAAATAAATGAATTGTTCTATACAAGTCATTCATTATGCTGAACCCCACTTAATTCTTTGTGCTGTCTTACTTGCAAACTCCATACCTTTGTCATTAGG